TGTTTCCCCCAAATGTTGTTTGTGATGGTATAATTAAATTACCAAGAATTCCAGTATAACCTAAAACTACCGCAGTTAAATTGTATAATGTATATGTGTAAGTTAAAGTTGCCATAATTATATATTGTCAATATTTTATTAATTTCCCTAATATTTTATTTAATTAGGATATTATAAATTATTTATTAATTAAATAAAATATTAGGGAAATTAATAAAATATTGACAATATTAATAATGTCAACAAATCAAAACTCCAACCACTATTCAAATCACGACCGCGAATGCAATCGTTGTTCTGATTCTGGATGTGAAATTACGGTGAAATGTTATCCAGGTAAACAGGGTCCTTGTGGTTCCACGGGACATACAGGACATATAGGAAGTACAGGAAGTACTGGATATACAGGAAGTACACTGGATATACAGGAAACACGGGACATACAGGAAGTACTGGATATACAGGAAACACGGGACATACAGGAAGTACTGGATATACAGGAAGCACAGGAAGCACGGGACATACAGGAAACACGGGACATACAGGAAACACAGGAAGTACTGGAAACACAGGAAACACGGGACATACAGGAAGCACAGGAAGCACGGGATATACAGGAAGCACGGGATATACAGGAAGCACGGGATATACAGGAAGCACTGGAAGTACAGGAAGCACGGGATATACAGGAAGCACGGGATATACAGGAAGCACTGGTCCCGCTGGACCCACTGGTCCAATGAGTTCATCTTTAGACTATGCGCATTTTTATGCATTAATGCCTCCTGATAATGCGGCGACCGTTACCGTGGGAGGTGATATTGATTTTCCGCAAGATGGTCCTACTAATGGAATAAACATAACAAGATTGGGTGTAGATAGTTTTAACTTGGCTACAGTTGGAACATATAAAGTATTTTTTCAAGTAAGTGTAAATGAAGCAGGTCAATTGATTATAACGCTCAATGGAATAGATATTGAGTATACAGTAGTTGGAAGAGCAACCGGAACATCTCAAATAGTTGGTATGGATTTTATTGATGTTACTACTCCAAATACTGTATTAACTATTAGAAATCCTTCTGGAAATTCTACCGCGTTAACACTCACGCCATTCGCAGGAGGTACACACCAGGTCTCTGCTACACTCATTATCGAAAAGAGATAAATTGTCACTACAAATACTATAATAGCAATATAAAAACAAAAAAACAAAAAAATAAAAAAATAAAACAAAAAATGGAACAAATAGTTTCTCTGTCGGATATCCAGCACATACTTTATATTAATTTAGAATCGCGTCCCGATCGGTGTCTGCACATAGAAACCGAGTTGTCCAAGTTTGGGTGGCAAGAAAAGGCGACTCGATTCAATGCGATTTCTACCCCTAATTTAGGAGCAATCGGGTGTAGTTTAAGCCATTTAAAATGCATGCAACTTGCCAAATCCCAAGGATGGTCACACGTGTTGATTTTAGAAGACGATGTGGTGTTTACAGACCCAGACACACTGCAGAAACATGCTCGTGTTTTTTTCGAACATAACGTCCAAAACAATATTAAAAACAAGTGGGATGTTGTTTTGTTGTCGGGAAATTGTCAACAACCATATAAAGTACTTCCCGACTCTTCTTGTGTGAAAATAAGTCGTTGTTTGACCACTGCTGCATATTTAGTGAATGCACACTATTATGACAAGTTAATACAAAACTTTCAAGAGGGAATTCAACTTTTAGTGTCCAATAAGAAATTAAAATCCATGTATGCAATTGATGTGTACTGGTTTAGATTGCAAGAACACGATTTTTGGTATTTGATTACTCCATTAACTGTTACCCAGCGAGCGGATTATAGCGATATAGAAAACGCCAACACTGATTTCGTCCAGCATTTTTTATTGCTGCATTGAATAAATTTATTCGCGAATAGTCCGTGTTTTTAACAATAATATATTGTTGTAATATATTATTTATGGAAAAAATGGAACTAGTTGCTTTATTCGGAATGATTGTTTCCACATTGTTGTTATGGTTTATCAAACATGTTAATAATAAAACGTGCGAAATTAAACTAAAAATAATAGAAATTGAAGCAAAATTGCACCATATAAAAATCACCGAATTAGACAAATCGGAAGACAAATCGGAAGACAAATCGGAAGACAAATCGGAAGACCAACCAAACACAATAAAAAAGACAAAGGATAAACTCGTCAAATTACAAATAATCGACTTATGAATAGGCGGTTTGGTTTTCCAACTCGGATTGTGTCATGGCTTCTTCCCGTGATTTTATATACTCATCGTGTTCTGTTTTAATTTGTTCTACGCTTTTCACACACCCTCTAGTAGCTAAATTATACGCGACAATGCTCGTGACCAATATTCCGCTATATATATACCAAACCATTTCTCCAATATTATCTTTGGTTATTACCAAGGCAAGCAATTCTTCTTTTTTTGTTTTTAGAACTTCTGCGGTCAATGTATTTTTTGCCAACGGCAACAACATTGTGTCCCACATATTGATGAAATTGTTCGGATTAATTTGGTTGATGAGCAAAGATTTGTTTCCGCAAATTTTCATAATCATGGAAGCGGACTTTTCCAATGCCTCTTGCTTCTCTTCCGATATCTCAGAATTATTCGCGACAATATCCGAATTCACCAATAAATTGCTCAGCAAGGTGTTTGCCGCAGAGGAAATATAAAAATAACCAATTACATTGGAAAATGCAGACTTAAACCCCGGAAAAATAACCAATACTCCAATTAAAACCCCAAAAATAAATATATATGGAACTAGAGTATAACCGATTGCGGCACCAATATTTTGAACTGGACTCCCACCACACTTGGAAACTAAATAAAAAAAATTAAGAAATAGTTGGCTGCATATCACCACAACCATATAAATAATTAATTTAGAGTTGCAAGCAGAATAATATTCGGCTAATCCAGTGAGTGTTGACAAGTTGTCCACAGATAGGGTTGGTTTTAAAAAAATAAAATATAAAAGAGTAGCGACAATGAATAAAATTAAGGATATAAAAGAATAATCCATTTTATATGATTACTGTTATTTATGAATATATTATATTTCTTTATCTTTTATTTGCAGCATTAATATATAAAATAAAGAAAATTATAGTGTAAGTTGTTTTGTTAGTTTATACAAATCCCCAATTTTCAAACTGGTCCAAATGGCGAGGATGAAACCGATTTTTCATCAGGTCTCTTTTAATGATACCACAACGGTTCGAAATGGATTGGAAATCATAGACAAAGATGGATGGATTGCAAGATAAGATATTCCAATTAATTTTATCCATATTCTTTTCCAACAGATGTATCGCGTTTGGGTTTTCGGATAAGTAAGTCAAAATAATTTTGGTTGGATATTTTTCCAAGAGGGCGATTGCATTTGAATTGGTAGATAAGCAAAACCAATCAATTTTATGAGGATTCTTTTCCAAAAAATGTATCGCGTTTGGATTTTTAGATAACATACGCCAATCAATTTTATCTAAATTCTTTTCCAAGAGATGTATCGCGTTTGGATTCATAGATAAGTAACCCCAATGAATTTTATCCAGATTGTTTTCCAACAGGGACATTGCGTTTGGATTGCTAGATAATTGGATCCAATGGATTTTATCCGGATACTTTTCCAAGAGACGTATCGCGTTTGGGTTTCTAGACAACCAAAACCAATCATTTTTGTCTGGGTACTTTTCCAACAGGGATATTGCGTTTAAATTTTTAGATAATTGACTCCAATAAATTTTATCCAAATTCTTTTCCAAGAGGGATATCGCGTTTGGATTTTCAGATACCCCCCACCAATCAATTTTATCCAAATTCTTTTCCAACAGAGGTATTGCGTTTGGATTGGTAGATAACGCAGCCCAATTAATTTGTTCTGGATTCTTTTCCAAGAGGGCTATCGCGTTTGGATTGGTAGATAATATACTCCAATTAATTTTATCTAGTGGTATGTAGTCTCGCAGTTTTAACATTGTTTGTTTTAAATATAATTGTTCGTGTTAATGAATTAAAATAAAATTGTAATTCATTTTTTTACATAATAAAAAAAACAAAATAATAACGGATTCAAAATAATAACGGATTCATTAAAATGTATTAATAAGTGAATAAAATTAATGTTAATGTTATTGTTGGGAATGTTAATAAACACAAAGATAATAGATGATAAACAAAATAATATTGTTTTATACAAATGAAACTACGAACTTCTTTAAAAAAAAAGAAAAAAAGACTATTTACTCAAAAAGATTTTAAATCTGGAGACGGAATGGTGGTTGCCCTTTGGGGTCCAGCAATGTGGCATTCCCTTCATACAATTAGTTTTAATTATCCGATTTACCCAACAATACAAGATAAAAAAAATTATAAGGCGTTTATTACCAATTTGACTCATGTGTTGCCATGTAAACATTGTCGAACAAATTTAACGAAAAATTTAAAATTATTTCCCATGACTGCGTCTGTAATGAAAAATCGCGATTCTTTTTCCCGGTATATTTATGCACTGCACGAGCGTGTAAATACTAATTTAAATAAAATATCGGGACTATCCTATTGTGATGTGCGAGAGCGATATGAACATTTTCGTTCTAGATGTGTAAAAGACTCAACTACGGATAACCAAGAAAAAACAAATAAACCAAGTCAAGGCAAAAGCAAAAAACAAGACAAAAACCGAGAGCAAAACAAAACAAAAAAATGGAATAAAAAGGGCGAAAAAGAAAAAGGGTGTACCGAGTCATTATATGGCAAAAAAGCAAAGTGCATAATTCAAATTGTTCCCAAGGAAAAAAAATGCAAAACCTTTCAAATGGATAAAATTTGTGAAAAAATTAAAATAGAATAATCATTATGATGTATATAAAATATACTATTATTGAATATTTAGGTATTACTCAAAAACAAAATAATTTATATACTAACATAAAACAAAAACACGGTCCGATTTAAACGAAGAATGTGCAAAATTATAAAAAAAATAAGCAGTAGGGCTAATTGCAATCGGCACGGATATTTCGCTCATTTTCTGAATTAATAATTTATTGTCGCTAATATTTTCCACCGATAAATATCCAATCTCCTTTCTTTTTTCATTTTTGTTAGTTTGAAGCAATTCAAAAAGAGAAATGCAAAAATATAAATAAAAATCATCTGAATTACAATATTGAACGGACCGTATAGACGCAAAACAGGATATAATCAAATCTCCGCCACTTTTTGTTTTGCCGTTATCTTTGGTAGTAATTGTTGTTTGGGTAGTGCGAAAAAAATAACAAGACATTACCTCGTCATGAACCACCGTCATGTATGCAATTATATTATTTGTTTTAATACATTCCATCAAATTAGATAAATGCGGGAGAATGCAAATGGACCATCTACTTTTATTGGTCTGTATAAAATCATATAGAATGCGAATGTTGGAGATGGTTACTGGAATAAGCGAAATGCGTCCATTTTGTGATAAAAAAGCATCGCTGATATTTAAATTTTTTAATGAATAACATACAGTATTAAAGGTGGTGATTGGAACGATTCCGGTAATTGTTCCTTCTCGTTTAAAAATACTCACTGATATGTCAGGCATCTGGTGTCGCTGCACGTATTCATGAGTTTGAATAAGTTGTGGAGCAACATTTTGTTTTCTTCGCATTTTATCCACACATAAAAAATCTACGTAATAGGCGGGAAATTCAACCGTTTCATATTTGTTGGTACTGCGGCGCAATGAAATTGTTAAAGGTCGGCTCGTCATTACTCCGATTGCCTTGTTGGATTTTACTATTTCGTTGTTTGATAAGACAAGTTCGGGTTCATTAAAAATAGTGAGAAAACACGGAAGATCATGTCCCACAAAATAAGGCACAATATGGTGCATGCTTGGCATATATTCTCCATAGTGTTCGTTCAAATAATGGTCCCGAACACATTTTAAAACCCGGTTCCATTCTATTTTATGGTTTTCGTCTTGTATATTTTTATTTGTAATAACTATGCTTTGAATTTTGCTGAGATTAACAAATTTATTTTTATCGGGCAATGCAGGTGAAATAATTCCTTTGTTGTGCACCCAGTATTGTAAATCGTAATAATGAAACACGGGCTGAATAGCCCAAAATGGATGCTTAATTCGGTTGACCGTCAATATTAGTAAAAATATAAGAATACAAATAAAAATTAAAAGAATAATTGTCGAAAGGACGAATTTAGTAGATATATAACGATTTAAAAAATAACGGAACATCGAGTAATTATATTTCGTAAAATATTTTTATTTTATTTATTGTACTTTTGTTTTATTATTTACAAAAAAAGAATCATATATTTATTTAATGATATATTATGGTGCAATTTATTACACATTCCTTTTAACCAAACAATTGATTCATGTTTATAGTTTCTAATTTATCTTCGGGGGCAATAGGACACAATAAGGTACGTATTTGGTGATTATCTCGAAATCTAACAGTATATTCTTGCTGCACGTTTCCGCGCCCAACACGCCCCATTCCTTGAATGATTTTATCCTGTGTTAAACACAAATCTTTACTAAAGTATCCATGACACGCCTGGTAATTAGTTCCCCACATATAATCGCTATTTGCTATAATTGTATATAACCGCTGTTGATATGCGAGTGTTTTCATTATTTCCAAATACTCGGGGTTTAACGACCGTTCATTAATGTTAAATACTCCAATTCCCATTAAAAGCAGAATTTTATGTGTATTGTCTACATTATGAAGACGCATAATGCGAATCACAATATCATCCGTGATGTTACTAGTAAAATAGTATGGTTTTGTTGTTGGTTCTTTATTATATGTAATGTTGTCTTTCGTCCATTTCTTAACATGTTCTGGTTTATTGGGAACAAATATATCATGCAATTTGACGGATTTAATAGAAGTTCGCAACCCGTCAATTTGTGATTGAATCATGGCTAATTTAGGATTTTTACTAATGCCCGTATTTTTGTCAGTGTTTGTGTTTTTTTCCTTGTTGTCTTCTGTCGTTGCTTCCGCATCGGACAAGGCATGTTCTAGTTCTTCCATGCGACCGGAGGCTGCTGCGTTTTGAGTAATTGTTTCCATAATGACAGACATGATGGATATGGGAATATTTGACTGTTGGATGTAAAAAGCGGCTATTTTATTCACATCGTTTGTAAAGAAATATGTCGGTCCATCGGTCAGCGTATATGCGTCTTTGGTGGTAATAAATATCCCCGTTGTAGATGCCGCGTCTATTGACGAATTGCGTACAATGCGTTGACTACGGTTCGATTGAAAGTGAGCGTATATAGTTGCCCAGCATTCGGGAAGTATATTCTGCAATATTCGCATATAATGTTGTTTTACCGACGTCATATGAATGTCCGACGCCGATTCGAAATTATTTTCAATTTTTCCAACTGCTTTCACGCAATCTTTTCCATCCTTTTCTATATATCGAATAAAATCCCCAATCTCTTTGGCATCGAAATATCTCAAAATAGTTCCATTGTCATGCCAATATCGAACGGTTTCCTGCAGTTCGTGATAATTATCAAATATTAAATGTGGTAATACCACGTACCCCTCTGGATTAATCATAGTGATTGACTTTACACAATCAAAACTATTAATAGTGTGTATGGTTCCATCTGGAAATTTTTTATTATAACTGGAACGCAATCCGCCTAAATCATCCATTTTAGGCACTGTGGCAGACGAAAATACCACGTTGGGAATAACATTTTCCGTCCAAACTGCACGAATCAAATTATGTAATTCATGGCTTTCGTAATCCATGCTAATGGTAACTTCGTCCCAATACATCACAATATCTTCTTTTTGATTAAAGGCAATCATATAATACATAGCGGGGATATATGATTTAATGTCGCAAATCATCAAGTCTACCTTTTCACCTTTGGTGTTGTCCACCTTTTGTATTTTTCCGCTTTTTTTATTACGAGAATAATCTGTTGCGGCCGCATAATGTAGTCGCACGTCTTCTGCGCATGATGCACCAAACGCAAACCCAATCTTTTTACCCATTGCAATGGATGTTCTTGCCAACGCAAGTCCCACATGTCTCGCCGCGCACACAAAGATGATTTTTTTATTAATTCCAATGGGCGACATTGTTTTTCCAGTTCCGGTGGGGGCATTGTACAATATTAATTTAGGTTCTGGTCGTTTGATCGTAGCGAATAATTGTTTTTGATGTGGATACAATTGCTCGTTTTTATATAACAACAGTGCTTTATTTTTTTCTATATATTTCGACGCATTATAAATAATTTCGGCTGGTCTAAAGTCGGCTTCAAACAACTCCAATAATCGAAACATTATATTTTTTAAAACAGAATTCATTTTGTCTATATACTTGATATTTTCCGACATTTTGGAAAGGGTAAAATAATAATAATTCCATGTGTTGCATCCGTGGTGTTTGTGGACGATACAAAGTCTAATTTGGGTGGCAAGAAACAATTCATATATCTTGGACTCGGATTCGTCTTCTGATATTAATTGCAACGTGGTGTCTATATTTTGAATACGAATTTGGTCCGCAGATTTCAAAACTATATTTTTGCTGGAACATAATCCCTCTACCAATTTTTGAATAAACAAAGATTCTCCCATATCTGCTTTTACACTTGCACTTGTTGAATCTGCTATTTTATTGGATTCTTTTTTGTTGTTTACCTCTTTTTTACTCTTTTTTTCAGTCTTTAACCCTGTGATGGACGAAAGAATATATTTATTAAATAAATATTTATCCATTGTCTCACTTTGTTCTATTTTTAAAAACCCAAGCAAGGTTTGTGTCCGGTTGAAGGTTATATCTAAATTAGTATATCCATCCATAATCATTTTCATAATTTGCATCTCTTTTTCCGCGGGAATTATTTCAATCGAATTCCATTCAGCCAAAGTCAATTTATTTTGTGATAGATCCATGATTACGATTACGTATTACAAATATGGTATATTTAATAAAACATATTATATTTCATTTTTTAGGATAAAGATGGATGGATTGCAAATATTTTATATTTTTATAAAAAAAGAACTCGGTTACACTAAAAAATAATAATTTTATTAATGCAGATTACATAGTACGTACTTATTTGGTTGGCTATACTTATAGTTTACTAATGATATATGGAACAATTTCACTGGTCAATGCAAACGGCCAAATTACCGAAGTTATAAAATTTTCCCCTAAATTTTTACTTGCTCCGTATTTAGCCGCATCCCAAGCATTATTATGGTAGGGTCTGTCTTTAGCCGCATCCCAAGCATTATTATGGTAGGGTCTGTCTTTATCATCAAGATAATTTTTACTACTATTTACTTCTTCCACAGAATCTTTATACGATAGACGGGTCATGTATAAAATAGAACATGTTACATATCCAACTAACAAAACCAATAAACTAACAAAACCAATAAAATATATATGAATGATAATGTTGAACACTAATTATTTATTTGCACACAATCGTTGTTTTTTTATAAAAAATGAATTATAATTTATTAATATTAATATAGACAATTATTCAAAAATGATGAAACTGCAAGACTGGGTGCCACTAGATAAAATTAATTTGGCTGACTTATCTAAAAATCCAAACGCAATATCCCTGTTGGAAAAGTATCCGGATAAAATTGTTTGGGATTGCTTATCTAGAAATCCAAACGCGATACATCTGTTGGAAAAGTATCCGGATAAAATTAATTGGGCTGCGTTATCTAGCAATCCAAACGCGATACCTCTGTTGGAAAAGTATCCAAAACAAATTGATTGGCGGTATTTATCTGAAAATCCAAACGCGATTGCCATGTTGGAAAACAATCTGGATAAAATTGTTTGGCGGTATTTATCTGAAAATCCAAACGCGATATCTCTGTTGGAAAAGTATCCGGATAAAATTGTTTGGGATTGCTTATCTAGAAATCCAAACGCGATACATTTGTTGGAAAAGTATCCGGATAAAATTGATTGGTGGTACTTATCTATGAATCCAAACGCAATACCTTTGTTGGAAAAGCATCCAGACAAAATT